AAAGCCTAGGCAGTTTTTTGGATTACACAGCCCAAAACGCCGCCTAACGTGACAATCCAGGCTAACATTACAAATTCGTAAGGATGCAAACAAAAGTGTTGCAGGGTTGGCCGGCGTTGATATGATGGGCGCATCAACACAGCAACGAAGGGAAACGCAAATGCTCGAAGCGCACTACACTACCGGCAAGCAGCCTACTCTGGCTTTCGTCCTTACCATTAATGGTTACCGCAATTGGCTCGACACTGTCGCCGTTGCCGGCAAGCGCGAGGCGCGCAAGCTGGCGGTTGCCCGCGGCGCCACGCCGTGGAATTTCTAACAGCACCGGGGCCGGCGCAAGCCGGCCCATAACATCACGAAGGGAAAATAAAATGAAGCCGAACCGCAACAAGCCGAACCGCAACAAGCCAAACGATTACCGCAACTGGTCGCCCGCCGCGCTTGACGCAGCTATCATGTACGAAATCGAAAATTGCCGCTGCACTCAGCGCCTCGACCATTTGCTGGCCGCGCGCAACTACAAGGGCGCCTAAGCCATGAAGGACGCCCTCGCCATGCTGGCGCTTTTCGCCTGCCTTGCCATTCTCGCTATCATCTAAGGGGATATACCATGCTTGTTACCGCCGCCGATAATGCCACGTTTGATCAATGGCTGGATTACTACACGACGCGTTTTGCCGGTATCAATGACAACGCGTTGCATGGCTATTGGTATATGTACGGGCGCAACAGTGAGACGCCAGGTACGCCACGCGAGCAGGCGGCATGGGCCGCCGTCAATGCCGAAATGGATTCGCGCGATATGCAGCCATAACGTCGAAACGCGCACCATGTGCGCGTCACTGCCGGGCGGCTCCCGACAGTCTGATGATGACAAGCCACTACAGGACACTTCACGATGATCATTCAGATATCAATCGACGCCGGCGCTATCGACGCCGCTTTGTTGGCCACGTCAAAGGAAGAGACCCGCCACTACCTCAAGGGCGTGTTTCTGGACGCTCGCGGGTTTATCGCCGGCACAAACGGGCATATCGCCTTCGCCGCGCGTTGCGACGCTATCGCCGGCAAGCTGAACGACGTACGCCCGGCGTATGACACAAGCGGCAATTGCCTTGCTGGCGTCATCGTGCCGTCCGACGCTATCGCGCAAGCGGCGAAGGCCGCCGGGCGCTCTAAAGGCTTGTGCTATGTATTTGAGCGTGACTTGCAAGGCCAATGGTGGGTCATGTACGGCAACGCCCGCATTGCCTTTGCGCCGGTTGACGGGTCGTTTCCCGATTGGCGCCGCATCGTGCCAACGGCGCCCGACGCGCTCACTGCCGGGCATTATAACCCGCTCTACCTGGCCGCCATTGGCAACATGGCGAAGGCCTTGAACGACGGCAAGAAAGATATGGCCACGGCTTTCCGCTTGCATCAGGCCGGCGAAAATCCGGCGCTTGTCACTTTCCGCAATCCCGACGGCGACGCCCGCGCCGATTGCATCGCCGTGCTTATGCCCATGCGCACAAAGCCGACTGACTATGCCGCCGGCTCAATCGCCGCCGGGTTCCAACCCTAACGCCCGCCACAAGCCCGCCAGGACGGCCCTAGGGCCGTCCTGACACTACAGAGAGAGGAAACGACAATGACCGCGCTTATCATCTCGCAAGGTATCGAAACCCGTTATCTTGGGCCAACCAATAGCCGCCCCGGTCGCATAAAGGCGACAGCGTGGGCCGGTAGCATCACCGTATCATATGATCATGCCCTATCAATCGAAGGCAACCACCGCGCGGCTGCAATGGCCCTAGTCGCCAAGCTGGGTTGGCTTGACACGGCGCCGGCGGAAGCATGGGCGACCGGCGGCAACGCGCGCGGCGACGGATACATTCACGTCAACACTCACCGCAATCTATGGGAGAAATAAACCATGACAGACACAGCGCAACAGATAGCCGAACGTGCCATCGCCACGCATGGCCCTGCCAACGCCGCGCGCATCTACCGCGAAACGGAAGCCGCTTATTACAGCGAAGCGCAATGGTGCGACAGCGCCAGCGATGAGCGGCGCAAGCTCGAGCTTGCAGAAAGCTATGGGCGGATTGCAGACTTGATCGAGCAACAGACAACCAACCAGGAGCAAGACCAGTGAGCGAGAAAACACCGATTGTATTTGGCCCATCACCCGGACAGGCCGCCTATGCCGCATGGTGTGATGAGTTCGGCCACAATGAAGATCCGTGGCAGGAATTGACCGTCACCACGCAAGAGGCATGGGATGAGATTGCGGAGCGTGTAGCAACGGACACAGTGATCTTGCCGGTGAACGGCTTTGAGGTGACCGTCCGGACGCGCAACGGCACGCTAACCTTTGCGTGGGTAGGTCAAGCGGATCACCAGATGCACAGCATGATGATGACCGCAATAAGCCGCGCGGCGGCTGGGAGGGCTTGAACCATGAAACTGAACGACAGAAACTATCTCCGCACGCTGCCCACGCTGGCGCTGCTAGATGCGGCCAAACATGACAGCGAACTAGCTTTGGTGCTGGCCGAACGGCTGACAGAGGCCCAGGCCGACATTGCCAAGCTCTGGCGGCAGTGGGATGCCAAGCTGGCCAGTCAGTACGACGACTGAGCATGGCCGGCCTGTGCATCGCGCTGGCGCTGTTGGCGCTGGCCCTACTGATAGAGGATGACAAATGACCACGACAACCACACCACCGCGCCTAGAGCGCGACATACTGCAGGACGCCGCTGCCGCCATCGCAGAGCATGACGAACTGGCAAACGCGCTGCGCGCGTCTGAGGAACGCCTTCAAGCCTTGTGTGTCGAATACGGGGTCGCTACCCGGCGCTGGGCCTACGCACCCCACCATCTTCGGAAAAGCTGTGCGGCGCAGGGGCTGCTGTCATGACGCGCAAGGCTATCATCGCCAATCGTGTCTTCTGGTGGCTGTATCCAGACGGGCGCAAGGAACGCATCTATGCGAACGAGCGCATACGCGCCCACCTGTCGCAAGTGGCGTCTGTGGACGCGCGCATGGCCAAGGAGACGGCCCCCAAGGGCCGGACGAACAATCCGCCACGCCCGCCAGGCACCGCACCCACGCTGCCAGCCGCAGATCGTGACATCAGCAACCGGACGCTGACCGAACTGGCGCACGACTACGGCTGGGGATCAGTCTATCGCTTCAGCGAGGCGCTGCGGAAGCATCGCCGGCCCGTCTATGAACAAGCGCGCGCCAACGGCAACACCAGGTCAGCCGCTAACTTGAACCGGGAGCAATCGGCATGATGGTGGATAATTTGCTGAAGCTACGGCAAGCCCGCCAGGACGCCGCTGACACGCTCAAGGCTAAATATTCCTTCGAGGCAAAGATTGCCTACGATAACGCCGCCCGCGCCTTCGAGTACGCCTTGAACGTGGCGGCAGAGGATTTGCTGAAGATGGTAGAGGCGAACGAATGACCGTTGCAGCACAAAGTTTGACGTGCCATACAACCCACCCAAACAAAGGAAACGACAATGCAACACAGTAGGATCGTGGGCGGATCAACCGCCAAGCGCGTCATCGCCTGCCCAGGCAGCGTGGCGCTAGTGGACAAGATGCCACCGCAGCCAAGTAGCAGTTACGCCAACGAAGGCACCTTGCTGCACGACACCATTGCGGACGTGCTGGACAAGAACAAGCCGCCGGAAGCCTTTCTGGGGCGCACCCATGAGGGCATTACGCTTGATGAAGACCTGATCGAACGCAAGTTGCGCCCGGCGCTGGCCGCGCTGGATGAGATCGATCCAGAGGGAAGGATGGAATATGCTGTCGAAAGCCGGGTGGGTTTTGGGGATTATCTGCCTGACGTTTTTGGTAGTACTGATTTTCTGGGCCGCATTGGTTGGCGCGCTGTTGTGCTGGATTGGAAATTCGGTGACGGCATTCCTGTGGCGGCAGAAGAAAACGCCCAACTGATGTTCTACGCCGCTGCCGCCATGCGGACGGACACCACGAAGTGGGTGTTTGAGGGCGTGGAGGAAGTCGAACTGATCATCGTGCAGCCGCCCAGCGTCAAGCGGTGGGTGACCACGGTGGAACGGATCAAAGCCTTCGAAGCTGACTTGAAGGCCGCCGTCACACGGGCGCTCAAGCCTGACGCCCCACTGAAGGCCGGCGACCATTGCAAGTGGTGCGCTGCCAGGCCTGTCTGTCCGGTGATGACCGGCGCTGTGGATCGCCTGCTGGCGACCAAGCTGGACGCGCTGCCGGTGGATCAGATCGCGCATTATCTGGATCAGGTGCCGCTGGTGGAGGAGTTCATTTCTGGCCTGCGGGCGCTGGCGGAACAGATGCTGACCGAGGGCAAGCCGGTGGGCGACTGGAAGCTGGTGCCGAAGCGGGCGACCCGCCAGTGGAATGATGAGGACTTGGCGGTGGCCTTCCTCACAAGCGTGGGCGTGGAAGCCTGGGCCGAACCGAAGCCGATCACGCCAGCGGTGGCCGACAAGGCGCTGAAGAAGATGAAGATTGAATTGCCGGCTGACCTGGTGGTCGCCGTCTCAAGTGGTAACACTCTGGCACCGGGGAATGACCCCCGGCCCGCGGTGTTGCAAATCGGCCACATGCTCAAAAAGGCAATGGCCAAAATCCAGTAAGGGAATACGATAATGTCGAATGAACTCTCCAAGTTTGGCGGCTCGAATCTGCCGTCTGTTAAGTCTCTGGCGTCCGCGCTGCGCTCCATCGAATCGTCGGCTGGTGCTGGCGGCATGGCCATCCTCAAGATGGACAAGACTGGCCATTGGGTGTTTGGTGCCGATCAGACCGAGGTCGAGGATGACAGCCTGTGGGCCGTCAATCCGTTCTCGTTCGTCCACGGTTACATCGCTTGGGGCGACGGCGAAGTGCTGGCCGAGAAGATGGTCAGCGTGTCCGAACCGCTGCCGGAACTTGACCCCGCGCCGCCATCCGCCAAGCGCGGCTGGGAAATGCAGATCGGCATGACGCTGGCCTGCACGAACGGTGAGGACGAAGGTCTGCAAGTCCGCTACAGCGTGACCAGCGTGGGCGGTAAGCGCGCCGTGCAGGGTCTGGCCGTGGCCATCGCTGAACAGGTGGACAAGGATCAGGACAAGCCCGTGCCGGTGGTGCGTCTGAAGAAGGAACACTATCAGCACAAGAGCTATGGCCGCATCTTCACGCCGGTGTTTGACATCGTGAAGTGGTCTGGCATGGACGCAGCCCCGGCGGAGGAAGACGCCGAGGAAGCGGAAGCCCCGGCTGAAGACGCACCGCGCCGCCGGCGCCGCGTGTAAACTGGGCAGCGAACGCCGGGGCGGATTGGGCCGCCCCGGCTAGTAGCGGATGAAGTGAGGCATCCATGAGCATCCTATGGCTCGATTTCGAGACGCGCAGCCGCTGTGATCTGCCGGCGAAGGGCGTCTACAACTACGCGCAGGACGCCAGCACCGACGTGCTGTGCATGTCCTACGCCTTCGACGATGATGACGTGCGGACGTGGACGCCTGACCAGCCGTTCCCGGCTGACGTGCGCCACCACACCGGCCAGATACGGGCGCACAACGCCGCGTTCGAGCGGCTGGTGTTTTGGTATGTCCTACAGATCGACTACGCGCTGGAGCAGTTCTACTGCACCGCAGCACAAGCCCGCGCCAACTGCGCGCCGGGCAGCCTGGAGGACGTGGGCCGGTTCGCTGGCGCGTCCATGAAGAAAGATCACCGCGGCGCGCAATTGATCAGGCTGCTGTCCATCCCGCAGGCGGATGGCACGTTCCGCGACGACCCCGGCCTGATGGCTGAGATGGTTGCCTACTGCGAACAGGACGTGCGCGCCATGCGGGCCATCGCCCAGGCCCAGCGCGCGCTGTCCGCTGATGAGTTGCGCGACTACC